CCACTCGCAGCGCCACTCGCAAGGATACTCGTAGAGCCGCGCGCAGAGCCACTCGCAGAGCCACACGCAAGGATACTCGTAGAGCCGCGCGCAGAGCCACTCGCAGAGCCACACGCAAGGCTGAACGTAGAACTGGCCCAGCTGTTGGTAGAAAAGTAAGAAGGGCTGAAAGAGTTGATGCTGTATCTAAAATTCTATCGGCCGCAGCGGGTGTTAAGCGCAACGTCCCAGCTAGAAGAGTAAAATCACCTCCAGCTGATGATGTTGATTCATTCTTAGCTGGTATTGAAACATCTAGTTCATACGGATTAAAAGAAGTTTTTAAGGGAGATGACAAAGGCGATCGTGTAGTTAAACGTGGACCGATGAAAAAAAGAAAGATTACGCCTCCAAAAATCCCTAAAAATAGACGTGGAAAAAAGATTGAAGAAGAAGAAACAACTGGACCACTCGATCCAGCGAATATTAAGGGACAAGAAGTAAATGTAAAAAGAGGAAAACCTGTGAAAGCAAAGACTAAAAGAAGAGGAGCTAAGAAACAATCTGCATGGATGGAACATGTTAAAGCTTTTTATCAAGAAAAGAAAAAGGAAGACCCAGGCTATAAATACTCTCAAGCATTAAAAGACGCAAAATCTACATACAATAAATAAATTTATGTTATTTTTTTTATTTTTATTTTTATTTTTATTTTATATTTTATAATATATAGTAAATGGAAATTACACAGGATGATATTGATGAGTATGATAAGTTACATGAATCAAATAAAAAACTAATTATTAAAAAAAATACATTGAATCATTTATTAAAAGGACCACAAAGTTCCGCAATCATAGCGGTACTAGATAAAGTAGCAAGTAATAATATAGACGGTGTAACAGATGACCATGTAAGTTTTGTTAAGATGTTACAACTTAATAATTATGATATTAACAAAATAATTGATGATCATGTAAAAAACATAAGTATGAAGGTAAACCAACCCGACACTCCTGCTAGCACCGAGTCCAGCCCCACGCCGACGGCAGAGCGCACCCCATGGACAAATCCCCGTGCCAGATCGCTATTACCGCCGGCTGACACGCCCAGTAAATAATTAATCATGAGATTACTGATGTTTTCAAGCAAGTGGGGAGCAAGTTACGAAGCAATCGTTTGGAATTAGTGGTTTGCTAAACATATTTGGTTAATCTTTTATATATATTTTTTACCAGTAATATTTTTTTATTTTTATATAAGTAATATTATATATATATGGCACGTTCAAAGAAAAACCGATACGTGAAAAGGACGTTAAGAAAGAAAAATAAGAAAGAAGTAAAAAGTAAAAAACGTCGTTCAAATAAAGTCAGACGTAATAAAAGAACAGTCAAAAAGAAAAAGATTAATCTTCAAATCGGTGGAAGTATTAAGCCTTTAATGGGTATGTTACATCATATGATTGAAAGAGATGTTATAGAATATCTTCCAACAACTAAACTATTAGATGTAGAGGCTTCTAAAAATCATTATCTTGAAATGACAGATTATTTAGGTTTACAAGAAATTATTGAAAGTGATGAAAATCTAAAGAAATCTCCAAAAATAAGAAAATTGTTTGACTATGATTCATATCAAATAAATGATAAAGATATGTATTTTGTTTACAAAGATTTTAAGTGTGAAAATATATTCAAAGAAGTTGATAAATATTATGTATACATCCTTTATTTTTACCTTATGGAATGTAATATATCACGAAATGAAAAAATTCAATTAAAGGGTGGGGCGGTTGATAATAATAATGATCCTGTAGAAAAACCAGTTGAACCAATACCAACACCAATACCAGTAACACCTGAAGCAGCACCGGCAGCACCAGCAGCACCGGCAGCACCAGCAGCACCGGCAGCACCAGCAGCACCAGCAGAACCAGCAGCAGCACCATTCCCCGCGACACCCGAAGCTGCTCCAGCACCGGCTGCTCCAGCACCGGCTGCTCCAGCACCGGCTGCTCCAGCACCGGCAGCACCAGAAGCTACTCCAGAACCACCAGCAGCTGAGGAAGTTCCATCGCCAGAAACACCAATACCTGAAGGTAATCTCAAAGCCCAAGATACGAATTCAGATCCTGTTTCAGAACCATATTCTCCAGAAGTATCTCCAGATGCTGAACCTGTCCCAGAAACTGAAGAAACTCCTGAAGATGAAGGTGGAGAAAAGGATTTGGAAAAAGAAATGGATGATACTGAAAATGTAGTTATCGAAGGACCACAAGAAGGAGACGCTGAAGAAGATATGGAAGATAAAATAGAATTAGCTACCGATTTAGATTTACCTGGATTTGAAGAATATGAAGAAACACGTAAGATGTTAGATATGAAGAGTGATGTAGTTGATGGAAAGATAAAAGTAAGCAATAGTAACCTTATAAAATATAAGGTTAATTGGTTTAACATTTGTATGGGTATTGATGTCTTTGACATGGGTTTTGAAAATAAAGTTTCTCGTAAGCTCAATGAATTAGGTATCAAACCATTCAAAAGAAACAAATACTTAGAAAAAGTAAAATTAATTTTAGAAGACGAAGATATGACAAATGAATTTAGAACTACAATTTATAATAGACTCCTTGAAAATTGTAAAGAGCCTCAAGATTACATGGATTTAGTAGAAGATTGTAGAGATGCCCCTACTGAAGGGTTAGGAGTATCATTCGGTATGTATAAAAAATGTCAAGAAGAAGGAATGGATGATAATAGTTTACTATACTTACACGACGGATACAAAAATATTTTAAACAACAATAAGACTATTATAAATAATGTAGATATGACTTTAATATTATTAAACTGTGATATAAGGCAAAAAGTCCTTTCAATTCATATTTCTTTAGAATTACTAAGGAAACAAAATGAAAAGAAAATGGTTAAATCTATCTTAGATAACATATATGAGATTGATAAACCTGTAATAAAACAAGTAGAAGAAGAATTGAGAAATAAGATAGCACAAGAAAAAATAGAAAGAAGCAAATTATTTAACGAAGTTAATAGACAACAAATTGAAGAAAGAAAAGAGCAAATCATTAAGAAACGCGAACCAGCTATAATTAGTGCTATTATGGAGAAGATGAGAAAAGAAAAATCCGACGAAGAACCTATAATAGAAACAGATAATGTTAAAGAATTTATAGAAAACGAAGACAAAAATACGGATAGTTTCATAGAAGAACAAGGGAAATTATTGAGAGACCAAAATGTTGCGGCAGCTGCTGCTGGAGGTGGTGAAGAAAATGAAGCTGAAACCGAAACAAATATCAACGAAAGCGAACTCTTACAAGAAGGTAAAAACTCTGAAATAAATGATGGTTATGATATTTTTAATAAAGAAACAAGAGCTAGGTTTTGTAAAGATATTAGTACTAACGGTATTATAAATAAGAGTGATTTACACCCATTATTGAATAGATGTAGCAATTTTTAGATTGAAAATTCAAACTCATCATTTTCACAGTAATCATCTTCTTCTTCCCCAAATACTTCTTCTTTTAGTAAATCATCTATATTTTTATTATTTACTGTTACAAAATCTTCTTCTGTAGCATTAGCATCTGAAAGTTCTGAAATAAGTTTTTCTTCATCTAGATAGATATCGCACATCCCAGTCCCAGCTTTAATAATTTGACCCATCATAATGTTACTTGACACACCATTAAGTTTGTCTTTTTCACCAAAGATACCTGCTTTAATAAGTTGATCTGTAGTATCTTCAAATGAACACTTAGCAAGAGGACCAATGTCTCCACGATTGATACCTTGACGATTAATAGCAGTTAGAATCCCCTTATTTGTCATTATATCGCAAAGGAGTTCTATATGACGATCATTAATATAGGAACCTTCAAATTCAATAACTTCTGTTATCTGCTCAATAAGAAGTTCTCTCGCTGCTTCAATACCTAGACATCCATAAACTTCAATAATATCATTTGAATATGTATGAATGAAATCAACATACATTGAATTGAATACGTCAAGAAGATTGACACCATCTGTTTCTAGAATCCATGTCTTTTCTTTATTTATTTCTCCATCCGTAAAAGCATGGTAGTCTTGTTCACTCATAACTATATTTGTAATGTTTTTGATACCCTTAATTACAACATTACTTAAAATATCTTCTTGAATGTTCTTAAAAATTGAGATGATATCACTTTGATCGGATAAACCATTTAGTTGTTCATCTTCAGTTCCATTTATTTCAGCTTTTATAGATAAACGACCAATCAACTCACTTGAATTATCATCTGAATAGATAAATTCTAGTTTATCAATATCATATTCCATTAGTGCGATGTAAATATCTTCCATAACAATACCCTTATCCATCATAAGTTCCTTATTGAATGTAAATCTTATGATCCATGGACATTTATCTTCATAAGTGGCATCTTCGCCATTTTCAAAATCCAAGAATGTTTTATACATTTGTAGCATACCCTTATCATCTTTAATTTCAGTATCAAAGTCATTATTCTTAGGGTCATAGTATATTTGATTCTTAATTACAATATCTCTAAGAATAGTATATTCTAGTTTATTTTTAGCATATTGCGATTTATTCTGAAACATACCAAATTCATCTTTAAGGCGAATGATAGTTGATGGAGCCTTTAGATTCTTTGTAACACCAAGTAACTCCCTTAGACGAGGAATACCACGAGTAACATTAGACTTAGCACTTACACCAGCATAGTGAAACGTATTAAGTGTCATTTGTGTGGCTGGTTCACCAATACTTTGAGCAGCGATAGCACCAACCATCTCGCCGGGAGATATCTTTGACTTTTCATAGGTTTCTTTAATAGTATCAATTATCTTTTCATATTCTGCCTTTTGTATCTTAAACTTTTTAATAAGTGCCTTTGGATGTAGATGAACATCAATGAGAACTGAAAGAATTGTATTTTCTTTTTGTTCAATATTTTCTTTGAGAGCATAATTCTGATTTAATATCTCAATCGGAGATATGTCTGACTTACTATTTTCCTTTTTACATACATTTGTAACAATACGAGCAATATGTACTGGGAACCGAACACTATTTGATATCTTATTGTTTTTGAAAACATTCTTATACATATATATCTTATTTTGAAGGATTGCATAAAATGCTTCTTCTAGATCATCTTCAAAATTATCATCCATACGATCAATTGCTTCTTCAGTGAGAATATCTTCCCATTTTGTATCTTTATCAAAGATGAAACCTTTACATATTTCTTCAGTAGTCATATCTATGATGATTAAACTTTGATCTTCAACAGAACAAGCATCCATACCATCTTCACCATACTTGAATTGAACTATACAATCAGAGTTATTTCTAACACTTCCATCATATCCAACCCTTAAGTCTTCCATAGACTTGACAAGTTTCCTTTGAAGGTAACCTGTTTCAGATGTCTTTACAGCTGTATCAATAAGACCTTCTCTCCCTCCCATAGCGTGGAAGAAGTATTCTTGGGGTGTTTGTCCAGATATGAATGAGTTTTCTACAAACCCTCTTGCTTCCGAAGAGTCATCATATTTACTGTAATGTGGAAGCGTTCTGTCTTGATAACCATATGGGATACGTTTACTCTCTACATTTTGTTGTCCTAGGCACGCAACAATCTGTGCTATATTAGTCGCCTTACCTTTAGATCCCGAATTAACCATATTTGTTACTCTATTCTTTTGATCTAAGTTAGATAGACCAATATTACCAGTCTGTGAAAGAGTATTATTTAGAATACTATTTACCTTACTTTCAAAGTATTCGCTATTTGTCTTTCCTGAAAAGTTTTCAAAGATATCTAGATGAAACTCCTGCATAATCTCATTAATCTTAAGTTTGTTTTTCTCAATAACTTCTTTGATCTTTACATTTGTTACATCATCGGCAATCATATCGCCAATTCCAACACTAAAACCTTCAATGATTAAGAAGTAAGATGTTATTTTTTGCATATCATCGATAAAATCCTTTGTAGCTTTGGAACCAAGATCATTATAAATTGTATGGATTAGACCCTTTGAAGTTTTAGTAAAGATACCTTTATCTAAACCTCCTGAAATTAGTTTTCCATTCTTAATAACAACTTTGTTGAGATAATCATCTGAATCTGTATCATGAGATGAATTCTTCATAGTTAGATTGATACTTTCAGGGATAATGTAAGACATAATGTCTTTTCCAGACCATAACTTAACCTTTTCACCAAATACATCAATATCTAGAGAATGTTCCGGGGGCATCCCACCTTTTCTCTTGAATGAACTTAATGTTGATACTAGATTCATCATTTGATTCTTAGTAAAGTAGGATGTTTCAACATTTTCTTTTACAACTGGTTCTGATTTCTTCTTTATTGGATAAATATTTGTATTGTTTGAAAAGTAATAACTATCAACACCAATCCCTTCATGTGTAATTGTTTCACCCTTTGTTAGCTTATTAATACCTAAGAGGGTATCTTGAACAATAGCTATAATAGGTTTATTTTCCCTCGGAGAAATAATTTGATAGTTTACAGAAGCAATGTTCATTAGTTCTGAGACACACGCAATTGATTGTGGAACATGCATATTCATTTCATCACCATCAAAATCAGCATTATATGGAGGAGTAACACTTACATTAAGGCGGAAAGTATTACCTTCCATTACCTTTACTCTGTGTCCCATCATGCTCATTTTGTGAAGGGACGGCTGGCGGTTGAATAACACGTGATCACCATCCTGTAGATGTCTGTGAACAATGTATCCATTCTTAAGTTCAATATCATCTATATTAGATTTTGTAATTGTAACATTTGTTTTATCATGCTTAACAATCATCTTAATTCCAGGATAATTATTAACACCATTTTGAAGTAATTCGTTTAACTTTTCTTTATTGAAATCATTGACTATTTCGGGATAAGTTAGATTTTTAGCAATTGAAATAGGAACACCAAGTTGGTCAAGTTCAATATTAGGATCTGGAGTAATAACACTTCTTGCCGAAAAGTCAACCCTCTTACCCATAAGATTATTCCTTATACGTCCATCTTTACCCTTTAGACGCTGTCTTATAGCTTTAAGGGCTCTCCCAGAACGATGAACTGCTTGAGCAATTCCAGGAAGTTCATTATCTACAAGAGTAGCAATATGATATTGAAGGACTTTTGACCAGTCATCAACAACTTCAATACGACTATTTGATTCTATCTTTTGTTTGAGTGTATTATTACACTTAATAATATCGCAAAGTTTATGTGTTAAATCATCATCCATCCTTTGAGAATCATCCTGCTTTACAGAAGGCCTTACAGATGGAGGTGGAACAGGAAATACAGAACAGATAAGCCAATCTGGACGACACCAAGTATCTGTAAAACCCATTATATTTACATCTTCATCTGAAATTCTTTCTAGAATCTCTTTTACTCTTTCAATGGAAATCTTTTGTGTTTTTAAAGAAGAATCATCTAACTTTTTCCATACAGCAGTAATACCATCCATACCTTCAAGCTTAATTTTATCAGGTTGTTTTGCTCCACAACCATCATCATTTTCTTGACCACATCTGTTTATTTTTTGACATAGATTGTATATTTCATTCCAACGAACTTTATTCGGCTTTTTCATTAAAGACTTAACCATAGGTGAATCTTTATCAATCAAAAGCTTTGAACATTGTAGACATGTACATTTTAGTACCTTTAAAACATATTGAACAAATTGCCAATGATAAACAGGTCGTGCAAGCTCCACATGTCCAAAATGACCAGGACAATCAATATTATTCTGACCACATGTAGAGCAAACCTTGCCCATCTCAGTAGTACCCATACGTGGATCGAATAGACCCTTAATTACAGGTGTATCTTTTTCATATGTTTCATGTTTTGTTATTTCAACCACTGAACGGGATTTTATTTCTTCTGGACCCAAAATACTAAATTGAACTCCAATAACATTGTTTGTTTCTGGTTCCGTATATTGTTTGTTCATACCTATTATAATATCTATTATCTTTTTTTTTAAATAAAAATCAAATTTTAGAAATTTGAAAAACATATAAAAAAAAATTATAAAGTAATATTACTACAAACTATTAAATGGAAAACGAAAAAAACTCTCATAATATGATTACCCGATCAAAGAAAAATAATAATGATGAAGAACCTGAAAAAGAAAACAATCTTGTCCTTGAAAAAGTAGACAGTAGTGGTAACTTAATGGATTTAATTGATGATAGTGAACCAAATGATTTTGATGAAGAGATGCTTAAAAAAGAAATTGACAGACTAAGGGGAGGGTCACCAAAGAAAGGTAAATCACCAAAGAAAGGTAAATCACCAAAGAAAGGTAAATCACCCTCTAAAAAAATCAGCAAAAGAGAGAAGAATCCTAATATTATGGACTTAATACTACCTTATATTCTAATGAGCGCATTTGGTTCCCAACAAGATCTTAAAAAAAAGAAATCTCGTAGAAATCGTAAAATTAATATAGATGAACTAATAGAAGAACAAAATATAGAAATAAAAATAGAAGATATGCCGGTAGAAGAACAAATAGAAGAAGAAACTTCCGAAGATTCAAGTGAAGAATCACTATCTTCTGAAGAAGATGTTGATCTTGATGATATTAACTTTGAAGAAGATGATTCTGATGAAGACTATGAAGAAGATAGTGAAACGGATGAAGAACTTGAAGAATCATCAGATACAGAAGAAGAGTTTGAGTATGATGAATACGATGATAAATTCATAGAAATAATTGAAGATGATATTCATGAAGATCAAGAACTTGAATATTTTCAAGATCTAACACCTGAAGAAAAACAAAAACATATTACAGAACTTGAAGAAATAAAAAAGATAAACAAATCAAATATACCATTACGTTTTAAGATCTTGAATTCTGATATGGATATTAAAACAAAATCAATTGCTATTGAAAATATAGAAAAACTAGGGGAAATGGATGTATCAACTGGAGAATATTGTAAAATTGATAAGTGGATTAATGGTCTTATCAAGATTCCCTTTGGAAAATTTAGAGATATAGAAATTACAGAAAAAAATACAAATGAAGAAAAGAGAAAATTTCTATATAATATATATTCTACACTCGATAAAGCAATTTATGGACATAAAGAAGCTAAAATGCATATTCTACAAGTAATTGGTAAATGGATCAAAAACCCTACATCACAAGGAAATGTTCTTGCTCTTCAGGGACCAATGGGTAATGGTAAAACAACTCTTGTCAAAGAAGGAATAGCCAAAGCTATCAATAGACCATTCGCATTCATCGCTCTTGGAGGGGCATCTGATTCTGCTTTCTTTGACGGGCATTCTTATACATATGAAGGTTCTCATTGGGGGAGAATTATTGATATACTTATTGAATCTAAATGTATGAATCCGATAATTTACTTTGACGAACTTGATAAAGTAAGTGAAACCTTTAAAGGAGAAGAGATTATCCATCTATTGACACACCTAACTGATCCTTCACAAAATACACTCTTCCAGGATAACTATTTTCCCGGGGTCCATATTGATCTTTCAAAGTCTCTCTTTATATTCTCTTTTAATGATGAATCAAAAGTTGACCGGATTCTTAAAGACAGAATGTATGTTATCAATACAAAAGGATTTAAACCAGATGATAAAATAGAAATTTGCAAAGATTATATACTCCCCGAATTGATGAATACATTTATGTTCAACAAAGAAGATATATTATTTGAAAAAGAAGCTTTAGAATATATAATCAATACATTTACAGAAAAGGAAGAAGGTGTGAGAAACCTTAAAAGATGTCTTGAAACAATAATTTCAAAGATAAATATCTATAATCTTTCTCAAAGTGAAAGTGAAGAAAACAAAATACCACTTACATTTAAACTTGATAATTTTAAGATACCTCTAAATGTAAGCAAAGAAATTGTAGAGACGTTACTATCTAAAAAGGAAGATAATTATAAGCCTCCTGAACACATGTACATGTAAGTATACATAAATATAATGAAATATTTAAATTTTTATCAATTATTTTTTTATCAAAAATATCATTTTTCTATAATTTTATTTATTTTAAGTAAATGGTCCGTAAAAATTATAAATGGAATATTTCGATTGAAGAAGGAAAGAAAATAGTAGATGATAAGGTAATGAGTATTTTAACCGACAGAGGTAAAATTGAACTATCTGAATTAAATTTCCTTATCCTTTCTAGAAGTCGCGATATTACCATTGAAAATAATAAAAAGAAAAAGAACCTACAAAATTTTATACGTAATGTTCTAGGAGGATTACGTAATTATCTTGAAATGAATAAAAAATACGATATTACTCAAAAAGGAATTGAAGTGTTTGTTGATATAAAGAAAAATATAGAAGGAGAGGATATTTACTTTTTAAATGATTGGGTCATAGTAGAATAATTATCTATAGATATAGATATAGATATAAAACATGGGTAACTTTATGTCTTCAGAAAGTGAAAAGAAAAAAGAAGAAGATTCGGAACCTGAACCTGAACCTGAATCAAAATCAGAACCGGAGCCTGAGTCAGAACCAGAAGAAAGATTAAGTGAAAATGGTAATAAATATTGCCAAGGATACCTTGTAACACATTGTAATTTAAGTAAATATCCGCCAAATCCTCAGAATTCAATGGATAATCCTAATATAGCTAAATGTAATCAACGTTTTGTACCTGTCTCTAAAACAGAATCTACCACGGGATATTTACAATGTAAGCTTAGTAAAGATGGAAATACTTGTAATATGTGGAATGATATTGATAAATCTGATAAAGTTAAATGCGATTTAGAAGTAGATGGTTTACCATATTGTGAATCTGATATATTATATGGTCCCGGAACATCTTCTTTTGTAGGTAAATCACCCCTTTTCCAGAAGTTAGAGGCACCCAAGCTGAATGCTTTAGTAAAGGCTCAAAAAGGAAAATGTCGTTGTGAAGATGGAAAAAGCGTTAAAGGTGAAACTCAAACTATAAAGCTAGTAAATTCAATTAAGATGCCTACATACAATTGGTATTGTGGATGAATATTTTATTAAATAATATATATATTTGTATTATATAAATGTTTGATATTGATTCTAAGATGCAAAAAGTCTTATTATTTTATTTAGCGATAAATGCTGTAGTTTACTATTACAAACCTACATTTTGTTTTGATGAAAAAGGAAACTTTAAAGACTTTGGTGTTGGAGAAAAAAAAACAATTGTTCCTTTCTGGCTTATAACACTTGCGATAAGTATGTTGTTTTACCTTTATATTTCTGTTCAAAATGACGATTTTGTTTGATATCTTTTCTTATTATATATTTTTTTATAACCTACTATGAAACCAGAACTTGTTGACTTAGAAGAAATCTTTAAAGAAAATTCATCTATATTTTTAAAAGAAAAGAAACCTGGTTTACCAGTTTCTAAGCCTAAAAAGGTAGATTATAAAGTTAGTTACAATTCTCTCTTTAATTTTTTAGGATTATGTATTGTAATAATTGGCTTATACTTTCTTAATAAACGAAAAAAAGAAAAAGAAGAACGAAAACAAGAATTGGAAGGAAAAATCTATAAACTAAAAGATATTATAAAAAATAATAATGAGTTCATACTTTAATATATTTATAATTATAAAAGAATAATGTCAGGGCAAAGTGATGTTGATTATTATCTAGAAAGTATAAGTGTTTTTTACGATGAAAAGCTTAAATTTTTATCAACAAAGGACAATTTTCTAAGATGTAAAGGGTGTCCTACAAATAAAGAATTCAAAGAAGAATATGATAGAGTTAGTTTGAGTTGTGGAGGTAAAGATGGTGATAAAGATTGTGGAATGAAAATAGTTATTAATTTCCCTAAATATGTTCATTATGAAAAAGATATGGATTTATTGAAAAATGAACTTGAGGCGGGATTAAATTTAGAGAAGATAAATGAATTTATGGATGTTTCTGAAAGTATCGAAAAAGATACTAGAAAAAGAAAAAAGATAGAAGAAGAAATGAAAAAAATAACAGACAATTTTTACAAAATTAATGTCCAAAATAAAAAAAAAGATATTGAAAACTTTTACAGGAGTAGAGTAGAAAAAACTAAAAGGTGTAGAGAAATATTAAAAGACATCAATAACTTTGGAGAAAGTGAAAAAGTATTATTAAGAAAAGAATATGTGTCACTTGTTAAACGATTAAATGAAGAATACATTGATATTAAAAATTTGATAGAAACATTTCAACCATATCATATGGTTAAAAAGCCCAAAGTAACACTAATGAATAAAGTAGAAAGTGAAAAAAAGAAAATAAAAAAGAAAAAGAAACCCCAAGAAATTGATGGTATAAAGTTTACCCAGGGTGATATTGTAAACTGGGTTAATAAAGGGGTCGTTACAAGTGGATTTATAAAGAGTTCCACTGAAGTAAAAGGGATGTATAAAATAGTTGATGAAAATGGAAAGACATTTTATGTCCCTAAAGATCAAATAAGAAAGGGTGAATTTGAACCTGAACCACAAATGGAAGAAGTTCAAGAAGTCCAAGAAGTCCAAGAATCTCCTAAACCAGAAAAACAAGGAAAACTATATTACTACAGTAATTCTAAAGAAAACAAATGGCTCTCTACATTCAATCTAGCAAATCCATTTAAATATAATGGTATTGAATATCCAACAGTTGAAAATGCTTTCCATTCACAAAAAGTAGCTGATAATGATCCCATGGTTGAAGAATATCGGATGGCATTGTCAACCATTGTCGCTGATGTACTAACGCCAAATGATGCTAAAAAATTTGGTGGTAAAACATCATTCAAAGAAAACAAATTTACTTTAAGAAGTGACTGGAATAGTGTAAGATTAAAGATAATGGAAGAAATATCTAGAGAATATTATCAATCAAATAGAGAATTTATCGATAAATTGATAAATACTGAAGAAAAACTACTAATCCATAAAGGATTTAGAATAGATGACTACTGGGGTGTAAAAAAGGATGATAAAGGTGAAAATAATCATGGGAAAATATTAATGAAGTTGAGAGAAGAGTTTAAAAATGATTAATTATCAGTTAGAAGATTTGAAAGTTTCAAAGCACGAATCATGCGAGTTACACCAATACCTCCGCCAGACCTTTGAAAGAATGGTTTCTTAAGGAATTCTTCAAGTTCTGCTTCAACGCGTGCCTTTCCAAATTGTGCGAATAGCGTATTTGCGTATTCACCTCCAGAAATAGTGTAAAAGGTATCGCGCATAGCCTTAGGATCGCAACTACGCTCAGCACTTCCAATAGTTTCAATTCCATGCATGATAACATCAATCTTGTTAGAATGAAGCTTGCTATCATGAAGCCTCATGTTCCAAAAGGGAGAGGTCCTTTCAGGAAAGTTCTCAAGGAAAAATACAGGTCCATGATCTTCACCAAGCTTTTCTTCATGTTCATTTTCTAATTCACCAGTCTGAACATCAACACCATATGCCTTACAAACATTATCGTAATCATC